TTCAGCGAGCTGTTTGGTGCTTAAGTGGCTTTCATCAAATGCAAAGAAGTATTTTGAATCTGCCTTTCTTGAAGGCACTGAATATTTATAGTTTCTGAACAGTTCAAGCAATTTTTCTTCCTTGTCGTCTGACTGTTCAAACTCTATATCCACTAAAAAACCATTCAGTCTAACTTCTTTTTTCTCGAAGCTAATTCTGTATGGTTGACCGTCTTCGACTTTCTCAATAAAGTCATTTACTGTCATAAAGACCTCACCAAGTTATCGAACATATCCCTATTACCCAATGCTTTCTTTGCAGCATAAAGTGAGAGATATCCCGCAATTTCCTTTTCAGTTCTTTGACGATTTGTGCTAACGTTGCCACCGGTCCCCCTTGTAACAACTCCATCTTTTTTGTTCAATTCAACGCCAAGTCCACCCAACTTAAAACGTTTCGTTTGAACGGCCCTTAAACAATCCATTACAAAGATATTCATTGTCTGAATATCTCTTACATTTGTGATGTAAGCCAGGACGCATTTAGCCCAGCAATACTGCCCTTTGTACAAGAACGCGTTTACTCTTCTAACTGCTTCCTTGAGAGTGTTTGAGGTCTTACAAATGTGAAGGATTGTTTTTTGGAAGTTCCTTAATCGTTTTGCAGATATAGAAATTTCTGTGTCACGAATCATAAATCCAAGGAACTTGAAGAACCTGGACTTATCAAGAACTTCTACTTTTTTAGGATTGAGAATAAGTTCCTTTTCGTTTAATCTGCGTTCAAGAATTTCCTTGCCCTTTTCCCATTCATTACCAATAATGAGAATGTCATCAGAATATCGAACGTAGTAAACATCAAGAGTTTTAATCTCTTCATCCATTTCGTAAAGAACTGCATTGGCTAGAAAAGATGCCACTGCACAACCCTGCTTAAGTGACTGGAAGTGCTCTATCTCATTGCCATTTACGTCTTTACATTTGTCGTTTTCATAATAACGACGAAGAAGATTGATAATAACAGACTTGCCCGTAATTGCTTCAACTTTGTCAAAAACTTCTTCAATGAACCGTAGCGGAACACTGTCAAAATACTTTGACAAGTCAGCTTTAATACCGATTGTTTTAAGATTGCATCCGGCAATTCTGCTTACAACCTCACGAACAACTTTACCACAGGACAAGTCGGTTTGATATGCTTTTGAACGTTCTGAAACAAGGCTGCCACAGAACTCAAACAACATATCATTGATGATAGACAAGATCACACGGTCGCGATACTCATTGATGTAAACAATACGTGTTCCACCGTCATCTTTTGGAATTGCCTGCTGGTGAGGCCGTTCAATGTTGTAAAGATTGTTTTTAATCAAAACACCTAAACCTTCTCTGAAGTCAGGACTGCACATTGTTTCCAATTTGTCATACGGCATATTTTTGTCTACCGCGACCTGGATTGCTTTTTCCCATCGTTCAGACTTAAAAAACTCTTCATAAAGTTTATCCATAGATTTTTCCTTGCTGTTAATTACAGACTTATTTTTTTTACGCTATCAGACGATCTGCTTCATCTAACCACGTCTGCACCTTGTCTTGAGGAACCAAACGTTTCAATGTTGTATGCATTACGTCTTTAAGTTCAGAAACAGTACACCCGACAAAAGCGGTAATGCTTCCGTGAAGTCTTCTGTTATAGGTAGTTGCTGCTTTCTGCAGTAATTCATCCAACTCGAAAAAATTGTCTTTTTGGTAATCTTCCATAAAAACTCCTTGTTATTTGTATAACATTTGTTAAGTCTTGTTAACTTATGTTACAGTATATCTAACATTTGTTAGGTTTGCAAGAAAAAAATTATGCTTCGTATGCAAATCTTGATGCCCGAAAACATCCGAATTTCTTTTCTTTTAAGACTTTGATATCATCTGCGTAAATCTTGACGGTCTTCCGTTCATTTCCGCCGGAAGTTTCCACCAAGTCAAGTTTCAGATGACCCTTAATTTCAACAGTATCACCCTTCATTACGTCAGAAGTTTCTATCTTTGTTCGGTCTGTCATAATCGTATTAAAGATAGACTCGCATCTGATAGTGTCACTTCCTACGCAATGGTCGTGCGGCACCGCGACTTTTGTTATAAGAGCACCGGTGTTATGAATGTAACAGTTCAGCACTCTTCCACTTAATTTTACTTCGTTCAATTTTCAAACCTCCTGTCATCAATAACATCTTGAACAATCCATCGTAAGTCTTCCATATCTGCAAGACTGTCACGTTTTTCCAAACGTCTCTCAACTTCAAGGATTTCTTCATCTGTAAGTTTTACATCTTCGCCATTAAGACTTAAAAGTTCTTCAACGGTTTCAATGTCTTCCTTGCAAAGACAACCCCAAGATAAGACATTATCAAACTCGCTTTGATTTCCGTCTTCATCAATTACGATAAGTTTTTTCATAGCGGCCCCTACTTTCTCATATTCTTAAATACAACTCTGTCGTGTGAGAACAAAAATGTCTTGAACATCATTTCATCAGTAGTTACCAAGTTTCTGTTGAAATCAAGTCTTGCAATGTAGCCGAACTTTCCATAACCATTAAATGTTACTTGTCCGCGACATTGTGGAACAATACGTTTATAATCTTCCCAAGTCTGAATAAACCTTAAAGGGCAAGAGTTATAAAACATATGTGGAAGCACATCAATTGGATAAAGATCTGACTGCTCGTAGCCTCTGTCAATCATATCCTGAGTTACTTTCCTGTGATTTGTCAGATAAAACTTGTGGCAGCCGTCAAACAAGAAATACTTGAAATCTACTGTTTTGTTGCCTATTTTCATAACGCCCCCCTTATAAAGCGAGTTCATACGGAAACATTTCGATAATCTGCTCATCTTCATCAGTAAGCACATCACCCAACTCTTCGTGAATAGCATCAATTCTTCTCTGCCTTTCACGTTTTTCTTCTTTTGACCATTCTTCAAGTTCTTCTTTTGTCATTTAGGACTCCTTGAAAAACACATCGAGTTTTTCATAACCTTCAGGAAGTTCATTTGAGAGACAAATCTCGTCAAAAGCCCAGGTTCCCACGTCTTCAAAGCAGGTTCCACCTTCGTGATAATCACCACCGCCGCGGTTATTTCCAAGAGCAGTAAGAAGAGAAATCGGGAAGATACACATAGTATATTTCTTACCTTTCCATTCTTCTGTGAACTTACTCTTTTTGTAGTAATCTTTCAAATCGACATAGGTTTCCTTTGAGTTGTTGATGAGATACTTTACAGAATCCATCTTAAATTTAGTTTCATCGACATAGATGTAATCTTCATCTTCCCTATCCCAAACTTCGTCATATGAAAAGCCAAGGGCCTTACACTCGTCTTCTTCTGCGTAATCGCCGCACCAACAAACTTTTTTAGGATTATCAACAAGTCTTTCTGCAAGTGCTGTTGTAAAATCGTTTCTCCACCAGGAATGTTCCATAAGTTTAAGTCCGTTGTAGTAATTATAATCTGGACTTCCTCGTTTCTCCGATTCCAGCCACTTCTGATTTTGAACGTTGAAATACTCTCTTTTACCATTTTTATCTTCTGTGATAACGTGATAATACTGTCCCATAATTTTTACTCCTTAATATTCTGTGTATCCGTAAATAATTTTGCCTTTGATTAATTTTTCAAAAGCATCCAAAAGTTCATCCCGAACTTCAGAGACATAATCAACTGCATCTGAGTCGTCGAAAGGAATCTTAAAGACATCTGCGAGGAAGGCGAAGCAGTCAGTAATCTTACCTTCAACTTCGTCTTCGATAGCGAGAGGAGTAGCACAAAGACAATAATGAATACCATTTTTCACTACTTTCTTTGTTGCATACTTCCCCTCTGTGTCGCAGAGTTCCTGAGCCTGTTTTTCAAAAACGTCGCTCATAACAACTCCTTAAACGGTTCCGGCTTCGGCAATATTGTTTTCTGCAAGAACTTCACGAAGTGCCTTAATTGCTTCCGACATAGCAGCCTTTGATTGTTCCACAGTTGGAAATTCACAGGTAATATCCATCTGAGCCATACCTTTAGCATTAGTGCTAAAGTTCATTCTTACTCTCTGCTGTTCAAGTGTTAATTCTTCCATAGGTTTCTCCTTAAATGTATTGATTTACAAGTTTCATAATATCTTCACGCGTTTTACACGCATTAAGCTTCTTGTTGAAACTAGCCATTGATTCGTAGCTTTTTACGTTTTCGTAAAAGATACCCATATCGCAGTAACATTCATTTACTACGATGTCAAAAAGTTCGTCTTTTTTAGACATAATCGCACCCCCTTATTCAGCGACTTTTAATATTTCTTCTTCCTTTTCAAGAAGTTTTAATTCGTGAAAAGAAGAATATCCATATTTACCTACGATAATGTGGTCCACAAGACGTAAACCAACACTTTCGCAGCCTTTCCGAATTTCATTTGTTGTTTCAATATCTTCATCAGACGGAGTAGTGTCTCCTGTCGGATGATTATGAAACAACATAATGCCAACAGCGTCTTTCTTAAGTGCATAGACCAGGATTTCACGTTTACCGACAAGACAGTTGTTTATAGTTCCCTTGAACATAACGCTTTTGCCGATAACGTTACGCTGAGTATCCAAAAGAATGACACCAAAGTTTTCACGCTTACGACGCGAAATATTTCCCAAAATGTCGTAAGCATCACCTGGATAATTTATTCTCATTATGCGACCATCCTTTCAAACATATCCGAAAGTCTTTCTTCAAGCTCTTCGTAAGAGCAGAAATTATTACAGCCGCCCGAATAGTCTTTTTCAGACTGAGCTGTTCTGTAAAGCACATTGTCATACCAATGTCCACCAACGTTGTAACGAACATCGCCTACACTGACGTAAATAAACTTTCCATCTTTTTTAAAGAAAGCAGACCATTCGAAATACATCGGACTGAAAGTTACTTCTGCACCAAGCTTTTTGGCGAGAGCCTTAAATTCCTTTCTTGCGATTGGAATAAACGCTTTCTTAAAATAATTGGCGTGAGTGTAATCACCCCAATATTCTTCAGGAACATTACAATTCTCAAAATCGTAGTCCCTAAAATCTTTTACTGTTTTCATACAGCCTCCTTTAATGTGATGCCGTGTCTTTTACACACTTCATCAATAAGCATCTGCTCGTTCTGTTCCATAAGGCGTAAAGCTTCTGCTTCACCTTTCTTTGACTGTCTGTTCACTTTATTCAAAAGCATATGCAGGCCCGTAAAACCCTGGAAAGAAACAGAAAACTTATCAACAACAAGAGGAGTTACCGAAAGATAATAACCTCTTGGTTTAGGCTCATAAGTTGCGTAGTTTATTCCACCAAGGTCATAAAAAACGCGAACTTCCAAAACATTGCAAGATACATCTCTTCCGTCATTACACGGAATTCTTTTACTGAATACTGTCATATATCCTCCTATGCAGCGTTGATTACATCGAAAACGTAGTCCGGCTCTAAACCAAACCACGACATAAGAGCATCTTCAATTTCTTCAAGATCACCATTCTGAATATCTTCTTGAATGCTCTCCATAAAATCTTTGACTTCAGACTTTGCCTCTTCTTCAGTCAAACCATCGCGACGCATTAAAATCTTTACTATACGCCCCATAATTTTCTCCTTACAGTCGAGCTGTTAAATAAAAAAGGCTCTCTTTTTGAGAGCCTAGTTTTCACAATTGATAATTTTCTGTATCGCTTCCCAATCTGAAGCAACCATAAATCCGTCTACAAACTGAGCATAATACTTATGCTCGACCCCATTTTTGTCCTTAAAGCGGACAACTCTTCCAAAAGGTTTCATTTGAAATCCCCCTTATAAAACTTTTTATTAAATCGCTTGAACGTTTCCGGCGTGCAAGGATTTCCCCATTTGTTGCTCTGCTTTATAGTGATAGCACCCTCACGACAGAGAGTATCCACGTAAAAGCCCCATTCTTGCTGCATAGACCAATAATCGCTGAAAGGCTCGTTGTAATCCACGAAATGTTTGACTGCATCTCTAAAAGTCATAGATACTCCCCAAGAACAGAAACGTCCTTATCAAACTTTTCCCGTTTGTTAATATAATACCAACACGCAACTGCAAGATGAGTAATGTAATACGTTCCTTCGTCGCAGTCTGCATAGAAAATTAAATCCTTTTTCTCTAAACTAGAGAAAACTCCTCTAAGCTGACGAGCAGGAATTTCATCTGTAATGTCGTAAAAGTCAACAAAGTTTGCGTTATCAGACAAATTCTCTGCCATTGACGAATAATTGAAGTTGAAGTAATCGAAACACTTCTTCTCAAAATCTGTAAGACTGTAAACAGTCTTTTCAACAATTTCTTTTGATGTCATACATTACTCCTTTGGTTTTATTTTCCCTGAGCCATAATCAATTCCAAGACAAAACATCTCGTATATATCATCAAGTGTATATTGAGCGTCATTGAATTGTTTGCAAAATACATTGTATGGAAGCCCAAAACCATTTTTAGAAAAATGCTTGCAGATACAATCTATGAACAGTTTCTGATATTCTTCCTTTGTCATTTACCACTCCTTTGTCTTTTCAAAATATTCAGACTTAGCAGCAAGATAAGCTTTCTTCTGCATATCCGAAAAGTTGGTTCTTGCAAGATATTCAGAGGTTCCCTCATCTTTATATTCAATTCTGCAGAAACAAGACAGAACATCCCAATCGGCTTGCCAATTGATACCGTATTCGTGGTTAAACATCTCATACAGAAAAGCAGATTTGCAATAATCAAAATTCTCCATAGCGTGTGCTTCACGCTCTTTGAGAGTTTTCCAAAGTTTGATATGCTTTTCCACAAATTCTTTGTCATACATCCACGCGAAGCAGACCGGATTGTCGTACATTCCTTTGGTTTCTTCCAAAAGTTTCTGACGTTCTTCTTCAGTTTTCCAACAATGGAAATGACTGATATAATCCACCTGTAAACCGTAAAGGTTTGTCAAAAAATCTGACTTGGCACGATAGTCATCTGCAGACTTTAAAGGCTCACAAATTTCTTCTTCGGTGAAAAGTTTGTTCGGCATACGCTCAAGATACCACGCTTTACATTCTTCGTTAGTTTTTCCAGGATGATGCAGAGCATAATCATTTGCGTATTTGATCTGATGATTGTTCTTGAATACCATAATCGAATAGCCGAAATATTCCCCTAAATCTACGAGATAACACGAAAAGCCTTTGATGTTTAAATCCTCGCTTGCCATTTTCTGAACTTCTAATTCAGAAAGATTTTCGATTTCTGTAATAGTCATAAATTACTCCTTAAGAGCAGAACGCGGCACAAAACACGCGTTCGGATTCCAATTCTTTGTAATGCGGTTAAAGTGCATACAAATTCCTGCGTAATCGTGAAGAAGTGTATCTTCATTGTTAAGAAGAACTTTAAAATCAAGAGGACAAATTTTATCCACTTCTTCAAAATCCATCATAATCTGCCACTTTTTACGAGTAGCCATATTCCATTCTTTAAGACGAGCCAAAATTTTGTCTGCAATCTGAGAAATGATTTCAAACTTTTCCTTTTCTGTCATAGATTACTCCTTTTTGATAAAAACCTGGTCGTAATACTTGATGTAATCTTCGTATGCGGCCGCGGTTAAAAAGTTCTTTGCCTTCTCTTTGTCGGCAAGCTTTAAAAGAATTTCTTTGTCATCCAAGTCGGAAATATCATCGTCATAGAATAAGCCGTACAATGCTGTATACATACTAATCCAGTCAGACATTTTGCGGGCCAGGAAAATATCGTGGTAAAACTTTTTAGTTTCAGCGTCAAGCTTAATAGTTATTGTTTTACTCATAGATTACCCCACGTCTTGTATCGACAAAACGATACCCGCGACCACGAAGATTTCCAACGCGATTCTCGGAAACATAACAAGAATGAGTCCACTCTTGTGTACCAGGATTTCTGTATTGAACAGAAATATAAACACCTTTTGCAGTAGCCAAAGGTTTAACCTTTCTTCTGACAATTACTCTTGCCATAAAATACCCCCTAAATTTAAATTTCCCCTCAAAATAATAATGGACACGGCACGATCACCATCAAATAAATGAACGCTCATAAAAACGCTCAATCCTTCATTCATACAAACTCCTTAATTTGCAACAGCAAGAAACACGCTTCGTGCTTCCCACTTGGAATCAAAAAAATACTGTCTTACTTTATTACCGTTTTTGTAAATAGTTATGACAGTACCCGTCAAACAAAGGCGATATTCGCCAAATTCGAATTCAAGGTGATCCATAATTTTCTCCTTAAAGCTTCGAACAAGTCCCAAAAAGGAACGCCCCCTAATAAACGATTTCGTCGTACTCTTCCTGGGAAATGTACTCCAAAATCTCCTCCGACAAACTACCTTCTGACATTTCTGCCTCCTCGCGTTCAAAGACGCTGTTAAATAAAAAAGGCGTTCCAAAAAGGAACGCCAACCAATATTCCAAAGGGTAAAACTTACCCTAAAAATCTTCATCGTCAAAATCATCGTCATCATCATAAATGGTGATGAAATGAAACATATCTTCCGGCTCCTCATTCAAGTGATAATAAGCCGAAAGGTTTTCGGGATTGTAAAAAACGGTTCCGTCTTCACACTCACATACACAAGAAGTGCTGTCAGTGATTTCATCAAAAGAATCGTCTGTGATATGGTCATCAACGTTAATAGGTTCAATTGAACATTCAAGATGTTCAGACAAAAATTCATCTATAGTCATAAATTTCTCCTTAAAATTTAGAGAGAGTTCCAAAAGTGAAACGCCCCCTTATAAAAGATTTTCAATTTTATTAACTAAGGCCAGGTCGTTGGCAATATCCCGATTAAAAATATTCCTGACTTCTTGAGAAAAATGTTCCCCGCATTTATCAAGAGTTTCCCTATCTTGCTGAATACGTGTTTCGAGCATAGTTTTAATGCGAATTAATTCAATTTCCGTAAACATATAATTACCCCTTAATCACATATTTTTATCGCTTCGCAAAGTCTTTTGATAAGCTTGTGAGTATAAAAATGCTCATCGTCTTTATGCTTTTCGCAGAAAATATCCACGTTTCGACCCGTACCGACAAAATAACCCTCAACCGATTTCGCGTCGTGATAAACCAGGTTATCAGTAATAAGCCAATGGTAAACATTGAACATATATGCAAAGGCTTCTTCTTCCCCGAGTTCAGAAATGCATTTCTTGTACTCCATATTAAGACGCTTAAGTTTCTTCAAATCGCCATTATAGGCTAAAGATAACTTGTCATCGAAAAGACTGAAGTGAGTATCAAAGTCTGAATACTCCTTAAAGTCGTCCAGGACATACTTAAACTTAGTTAAAGCCTCGCCGATAGACTTAGCCTCACCGGCCCAACCGTTTACGCATTTTTTGTTTTCGTAAACAACTACATCAAGTTCGATTTTCATAGTTTTACCCCTTTCGATAAATTCCGATTTATTTTTTCTAACAGTTCTTTTTTCTCAGAAACTGTTAATCCATCACAAATTTGTTTTTCCCGATAAGAACCAGGAACGCGTTTTCGTGCGGTAATCTTAAAAGACTCCACCGCAAAATCAAGACGTGTTTTATTCATAAAAAAGATCTCCTTAAAAGCTTTCCTTAAAATCAAAAGCGGGCCTTAAAAACTCGCCCGAAAAGTTATAAGGGGGAGTTAGTAAAACTAACTCCCCCAACCAATTAACAGTTGTGGTAAAATTCCCAGGCGTCAATAAGACGCTCAAGCCAAGACTTTTTATAACCACGATTTCCTTTAATGCGAAAAGGTGATGTTTCGTCCCAGGCGTACATAAAACCGATAGTCCAAAAAGCAGCAACGCAACCAGCAGTTACAATAATTGCGTCAAAAAGAATTTCTTTCCAAATTCCCATAAAAATACCTCCAGGTAAAAATACACGAGTGTCAAGCACTCAATAAAAAAGGGCAAGTCCGAAAACTTGCCCTTAATATTCAATGCTCGAAAAGTTTATTTAATTCCCAGGAAAACACCGCCCGCCATTGAAGGCGGTTCGCCCTTGCTATCGGGAGAAGCTTCCTGCACGGTATTTTTGCGAGCCATAGCACCCGCTTGAATTCTGCTTTCGCAAAATCTAGGCACATTCCTAAACGCTTGAATTCACCCAGGCAACGCCCGAACAAATTCCGCCCGTTGTGTTTTCTATGTATTTGCACTTTGCTAAAATTATGAGGAAAAAAGTTTTTTGTTTCGCATCTGTCCGAAGGTAGCCTTAAAACGTTCAAGACATTGCCAAACCTTGAATAGAATTCGTGCGAAAAACTATTAGACAAACCGCCCAGGAAGAGCAAGTTTGAAAAATGTCAAATTCCGAATTTTAACAGTTACAAACTCTTCGCTTTCTCTGATATTTTTACCGCTAGGGAAAAAAGCGATTAAACCCTTTTACATCTGCACGGCGGAATTTCGAGGGCAAAAATTTTCTTTAATGTAAAATTTCAAAAGTACGCAAAATGGCGAAAAGATAAATTTTCAATGCTTAAAGACATTCCCGATTTTACTCCAAGAATGTTAACCGTTGTTGAGAAAAGTGCAGACTGTTGAGAATAAGTACGAAGGACTACAGAAACCCATATAAAATAAAAATGGGTATAGTTCCCCCAGGAATTAAGTGCTTAAAACCAAAAAGAGAAACTAAAAAATTTTCCTTAAAATTCAGAAGCTTTTCCAAAAAGTGAAAAACCCCCTTATAAAAAATTAAAAAAAATTTTGTGGCGGTGTTCCTGGAAAAAAGCGAAAATATAAAAAAAGAGCGGGGGCAATATTGCCCCCGCTCTCTAAAATAGCGGTATTTTATGCTATTTCTTTTTTCCCTACCTTTTCAACCCACTTTTTATTATAGCCGAGCCCGAGCATAGCGTTAAAAGCGGTTTTTAAGTCGCTTATATCTTGCTCGTTTACGGGACGGACGCCTTTTTTTGTTCCCACTGTAATTTCTGTTGTAGTGTTGTCGATAGGATTAAAGGCGGGTGTAGTCGTAACCGTAGCCTTCCCTTTTTCTCTTGTTAACATTTCCTTTGGGAATTTGTCGAGAGAGATACAACAGATAACAACATTATTTTGTGAGTTGTAGGAAATACAGAAGGCTCTATCTTCCATAGTGAGAGATAGACAAGATAGCAAATTTGCCAATTCACTATCTTTTATCATTTTTGAAGGGTCGTGATTTTGACAAGTTGTTCCGTCACGGGAGATATAAACCCCGTCCTTTCCGTATTGTCGATTTACGACGAAATTACAACCGAGCCCCTTCAACTTGATAGCCATTTTTAACAAGTCTACAAGAGCCTTGTTTTTGTCGGAATATTCCCCTTTGGAATTCTTCAAGTTTTCAATAATCTTTACTGTGTTTTTAATCTGTGGTGTGTTCATAGTGTTAACCCCTTTTATTCAAGATAATTTAATTACCTACTAAGTAGGTAGGTCGAATTTTAAATTCGCCCTTTCCTGGAAAATCTACAGTTTTACAACCGAGCCCCCGATTAACCCTTTTATATATATGGGCTTCTGTAGTCCTTCGGGCTCTTCCCTTGTTATGTAGAATAGACAACCTACGTTTTTTCGAATTATCAGTACCCCACTACTTCTACTGAGAGATTTTTCTACACGGGGCTCTTTCTTTCTCCCGTCGGATACAGAAGGCTTTATTTCGTCCTTCACTCTCTTTTCGTTTCATAGGGCTCGGCTACTCAGTTTTGCAACGGTGCTTAAGCACCCCTTCGACTTCCCGTGTGGGCTCTCTTCGCCTTGACCCTTTCCCTTCGAGGCTCTCCGCCCCGTCGGCTCTATTCTACATTGTCAAAAATCGGGGGGCTACAGATTACAGTCACCCATAACCGCCCATAGCCTCCAAGGGCTACGCCCCTATTGTATCACGGGTGTATGCAAAATGTCAAGTTTTTTTTATCTTTTTTTTAAGATATTTTTAATAGGGTTTAGCCCCACCAGGTGTTATGGGGTTCAGCCTGGGCATACCTTATCCTCTCTTGCGATAAAAGAACTTTTTCGACCCTGTGTCAATATGACACAGTAAAAAGGGCAAAATAGACACGATTTATATAAGAAGAATGGAGATGTAGGGAATATTAGGAGATATGATGTAGTATATATAGAGAATCTGAGAATGAATGTAACTGGGATGTAAGCTGTAATGGCTTGATCTGGGCTGAAATCTAACCGCAAATCGGGCCTGCTTCTGTATACTTATACACATTTTATGTATATTTATACGTTTAGTATGCGTTTTTATCGAGGTTATATCAGCAGTTTGTGTATATTTATACATTATGATGCGTTTACGGGTAATAATGAGATAAAAATAACTTGACATTATATATCTTATGATGTTATACTTTGAGGTATGAAGAATGAAGACATTATAGATTTCAGTAAACTCAAGGATTATTTGAACGAGAACGGGCTTAAGATAAGCTGGCTTGCACAGAAAGTCGGTCAGGACCAGACTCGTATTTCTCAGATAATAAGAAATGTAAATCATCCTAAGACTGATCTGGTGGCAAGAATATGTTCGGTACTTAAGGTTCCGCCATCAGCGATAGTATCATTTAAGCTTGATGAAAATGAGAAAAAGAAAGCGTGGTTTGATGACCGTCCTGCTCCTTTTATTGTTCCAGAAAACCCGACTGGTGAACTTACCTATGAACCTTTGTGGCAGCTCGTATCTCTTTATCTGGGATACATAAACGAGAAGAAGAATGCTTCTTACTGCGTAAGTGATATTTTCGACAGGATAGAGCCTTACAGAAGACGGGCCGGACTTACCTACTCTTTTAACAAAGAGACCCTTCAGAAGTCGCTCGAAGCCAGAGGCCTTGAAAACAGTAAGCCTAAAAGAAAAAGAAAGTATGTAGCTAAGGGTCTTACTCCTGAAATGCGTACCAAGCTTAAGAATGACCGTCCTCTTAATATCCGTGCCGTCTACGATATCTGTAATTTCTTCGGCTGTTCGATAGACTGGGTTATGAGTTACAGGTAGGTCAAAATGACACAGTGAGGTGTGTCAAAATGTCAACCTGTAAAAGTCAGTTTGGTTTACATTTCAAAGTGACAATTTCATTTTGGAAAAAAATAATTTTTTCAAGGAGTGTATTATGAAAAGACTTTTACTGTTGTTAATTCCGCTTCTGTTTCTGCTTTCAGGATGTGATTCATTTATCGCCGCAAAGCGTGGTGATTTTGAAATCTTTAATGAAACTCAGACTCCGATTCATCTTGTAATCGAAGGTCCCGAAATTTCAATAGATCAGTTTCTTTATATGGAGTGGTCTTACCGCCTTACCAATCATAAGCTTGATTGTGATTATACTCTGAAAGTCAGAAATTCCAAAAAGCCTGATGACTGGAAAACTTTTATCATAACCCCGTCTTCTGATTATAAATATAAGCAGTACTACATCATTGGTACTACAGACGTATTTAAAATCACTTCATCAACACACGGAGAAGTAATACTTCCCCTGGAATAATCAGTTTTATTTCAATTTCAGAACACCATCTCAAATTTACAAAAAATAATTTTTTTCGGGCCGCTTACGCGGCTCTTTTTGTTTAAGTTAGATTTTTTTCTGCCATATCTTTTGTGATATGGGAATAATCGCACCAGGTAATAAAAAACATCCTAATCCTCCTGCCGGCTCCAAGAAAGCTATGAATGAGGCTATGAGCTATGCTGCCAATCAGTTCGTTCAGTCGCCTTTAACTGGCCAGAAAACAACTCAGTGGCAGGCTGTAGTAGACCGGCTTTATAAAACTGCAATCTATGCAGAAAGTGACAAAGACGCTACGAGTGCTGCCAAAGTAATTGCTGAAAGGCTCTTCGGTCGTGCTCCTATTCAGAAACAGGAAAACAAACACGAAATCCCTGCAATCATCTTTGCAGAAAAAGGTGATGAACTTGAGCAGATTGCAGAGAAAGCTTCGCGTGCCGAAGAAGACCCTGAAGACTATGACGGCCCTATGACAGTCGGAGTCCAGTTCGAAGACGGAACTGAGATGCTGATTGAAGCGGAGGACGATGATGAGTGATATCGTATTCCGCCTTACAAAGCCTCAGCTCAAGATTCTCCGCGACCCTCACCGCTTCAAGATCGTAAACGCAGGACGACGATTCGGTAAATCTTTCGTCTCCGGAGCTGCCATTCTTGAACAGGTCGCCATCCCTGAATCTGTTGTCTGGTATGTAGCACCTACGTGGGATATGGCCAAGAAGATTATGTGGGACGACTGGCTTCCGAAACACGTTCCGAAAGAATGGATCAGCGAAGTAAACAAGATGGATAAAGCCTATAAGTTCAAGAACGGTTCTATCCTCTACGTTGTAACTGCAGATAACCCTGAACATCTTCGAGGTTCTTCCCTCAACCGCGTAATCCTTGATGAGTGCGGATTTATGAAAGACGGTGTATGGGAAATCATACGTCCTGCTCTTGCTGATAAAAAAGGAGACGCAATTCTTGTTTCCACTCCTAAAGGCTACAACTGGTTCTACAAGATGTACAAGGAAGCTCTGGAAGCTGAAGACTGGGCTGCTTTCCAGTTCACAACCCTCGAAGGCGGTAATGTTCCTCAAGAAGAAATCGAAGCTGCCCGTCAGTCTATGTCTCCGAAGATGTTTGCACAGGAGTTCCTTGCTTCGTTTGAAAACCTTGCATCTCGCGTTTATGACTGTTTCGACCGCGAACAGAATATATGTGACCTTGATGAAAACTGGGGTAAAGGCTCGACCGACGTTCATATCGGCATTGACTTCAACGTAAACCCTATGACCGCGGCTATCGCCGTAAAGGAAAAGGAAGATGTTTACTTCTTTGACGAGATTGTAGAGCCTAACTCGAACACACAGGTTTTGTGTAACTCGATAAGAAAGAAATTTCCTAAGTGCGATATATTTGTCTACCCTGACCCTACCTGCCGCAAGCGACAGACTTCTGCTGCAGTAGGCGAAACTGACTATGAGATTTTAAGAAGAAATAAGTTCCACGTCTGCTGTCCTAAAGCACCCTATTCTTCACGCGATAAGTTCAACGCGGTAAATACGGCTTTCCTCAATGCAAACGGAGACCGTCACTGCTTCGTAACACGCGGAAGATGCAAGAAGCTTAAGGAAGCACTCGAAGGATATACATACAAGGATAACGGAGAAGATACGGATAAGTCTTCCGGCCTCGACCATATTTCAGATGCCGCTGCCTATCTTCTGTGTTATCTCAAACCTATTAAGAAAAGCTGGGGCCTGAACCGCCCTAAAGTATACGGATTCTAGGAGCGAACTATGAGTTTAAGGACAAATAAAAAACAGAAAACGTTCCCTGTTATGACAACATATCCCGAATATGCCGCACTCCGCGACAGATGGGATGTATGCCGCGAAGTTATTGCAGGTGAAGACGTTGTAAAAAGCCGTGGAGAAAAGTATCTCCCGATTGCAATTCTTAAGAACAAGGACGATCAGAAAGCCCGTTATGAGGCGTACAAGATGCGTACTCCTTTCATTCCTTTTACATATATGGCCTATCAGGTGCAGCACGCAATGGTATTCCGCCGTACTCCGTCCATCATCTGTTCTGACGAGTTCAGGAATTCAGGCAAGCTGGATAACGTAGACGGAAAAGGGAATTCGCTCTATCAGTTTGCCTCAAACTCATTTGACGACCTTCTTAAGACCGGTCACGGCGGTATTCTCTTGGATATGCCTCAGGCAGAACCAGGAATGACAAAATATGATGCTGAGAAGAAAGGTATCCGTCCTTACCTCACCTATTATCAGACCGAACAGATTATCAACAGAATCTTTGACAATTCAAGCGGAATAAGCCGTCTTAAGCTTGTAGTTCTCCGCGAGAAAGTAAACGTTTACAAAGACGAGTTTACGGCAGTAAACCGTGAGCGTTACCGCGTTCTTGCCATCAATAACGAAGGAATTTATGAACAGCGTATCTGGACTCCTGTTTACAATGACAACGACGAAATTGAAGATATGGCAATGGAAGTAGTTCCTATTCAGGTAAACGGAGAATCAATCAACTACATTCCTTTTGTTCTTCTTCCTACTGACATTGCAGAAAAACCGCCTCTTTATGACCTTGCAATGATGAATATTCATCACTATCAGGTTATGGCAGACTATTATAACGGACTTCACAAGGTTACGATGCCTACAGGTTATATCACAGGTTATACTCCGCCTGATGACGACGAATGCGATGACGCAATCACTCTCGGTGGCGATGTATTCATTACTGAAGAAAATCCTGATGCGAAGTTCGGTATGCTCACCTATGCCGGTGAAGGTATGGAGCACACCAAAGAGGGTATCGACAAGATTGAAAACCTCATAGCAGGTATCTTTATGAAGTCTATTGCACCGGACAAGAAAACATCTGAAACAGCCGAGTCTGCATACGTTCACAGAAGCGGTGAAAATGCACGTCTTGCTACTTTTGCAAGAAATACAAGTGAAAAGCTGAGCTGGATTTTTGAACGTTATGAAGAATGGTGCGGCTACGAAGGTGCTTTTGAAACTCAGCTCAACTACGATTATGAAACAATGAGTCTTGATCCGAACATCATCAACTCTATTGCAAATATTTCTGGTCAGGGAAAATTCCCTCTGTACTGTGTATACTGGATTCTTCGTCAGCAGGAGCTTATCGACCCTGATATGCACTATGACGACTTTATTTTCCTCATCGACCAGGAAAATCTCGAAGGTTCTTCCGCAGAAGAAATATATCAGGCTTTCAAGAAACGTCTCGCAGAGCGTGACAGCAAGCTGATAGTTTAAGAAAAATAAAATCCGCGGTTATACTGACCGCAAACGGAGGCTAAAAATGAAAAAGATAAGAAATCCGATTGTACTGCCTGCTGGCGGTGCATCTCAGGCTAGTGTAAATAAGGCAACAGATGAAATAAAGGAAGTTGTATACAAGAGCGTAGGCGGACTTGATGTTGAACTTAATAAAACTGCATCTGCAACCGCAAACGGAACTCTTGTAGTCGAACCAAGCGACGGCAAGGACGTTATGGAAAAGGCAACTGTAACGGTTGCAATTCCTCTTGAAGATAATAAAGCGGCAACCATTGATGTCTCTCAGTATGCTTCTGCAGTGGAAGTTACTCCTACAGATGGTAAAACCGCTATGAAGAAGACGACTGTTACTCTTTCAAACATTCCTGTTCTTGAATCAAACAAGACCGCGACTATTGACGCTTCTTCTTATACAGAACCGGTTGAAATTACTCCTACTTCAGGTAAGGCTGCAATGGAAAAAACAACTGTTACTGTTTCAAATATTCCAGCTGTTGAATCTTCAAAAGCTGCAACAATTGATGTAAGTAACTACTCAGACCCTGTTGAAATCGAGCCTACAGACGGTAAGGACGCAATGGCAAAAACAGTCGTAACTCTGTCAAACATTCCAAGTGGTGGAGACCTTGAAGATAACAAGACTGCAACTATTGATGTATCGACATACACTCAACCCGTTGAGATAACTCCAAGCGAAGGTAAAGACGGAATGAAAAAGGCAACTGTTACATTAAGCAACATTCCAAGCGGTGGTGGAGAAGGCGGATTTTATAAATGGCACCTTACACAAACAGGACACGGTGAAGGAGATTTGTATTGTTCTTTTGATAAATCTCCAGAAAATATGGAAGACCTTATAAGTAAAAAATCTTTATATTACGATTCAGGAATAATCAAAGAAGGAGATTTTCCAAAAGATATTTATTGGGATAATTTTGTTAGAGTTTCTGATACAGAATTTACTTATACTTATGAAGGTGACCCTGAAACTGCAACAAGGGTTATTTCTTAAATAAATGGGAGAACATATTGTGAAACTTGAAAAAGGACAGATCATAAATGCTTAATTTTTTACTGTTCTTATATCAACTTCCTCAGAATATCATAGGTGCCATTATCTGGTTAGTAACTAATCCGAAACAGCATAAGTGCAGCTTCGACGGACAATGGCATACCTATTTTATCGCAACAAGGTTTACAGGCGGCTGGGGCGTATCTTTAGGAAACTTTATCTTCTTTGGTAACGAACCACCTCTTACAAGTATAAGACACGAACACGGGTACCAAATACAGAGTTTATATTTAGGCTGGCTTTATCTTCTGGTTGTTGGTATTCCGTCTTTCGTAAGATGCATCTTTGATATTCTGTTTCATAAAAACTGGACTATTGAAGAACGCGAAAAGTGGTATTATTCAGGATTCCCAGAAAAATGGGCTGATAAATTAGGAAACGTACAGAGGCTTGTATGAGAAAGATTTTGTTTGTAGTTCTTACTGTTCTTGGTATTCTCGGACTTTGCAGTTCTTATGCCTATGCAAAGAAGTGTGCAAAATGTAAGGAAGACCTTGAAAAGAACAAGACACGTTACTACACGGCAGGTATCGCGTGCCGCGACTTTACAGTTCCGATTGTTTACAAAGACGGCAAAGCTTACGCTACTTATCGCTGTCAGTATGGTCATACATATCTCGTCTGCTTGGACGAATAGGAGGATAGATTGAAAATAAAAAACTTGAGTTTACTTGGAAAAGGTATCATTGTTGTTACCGGACTTGCTTTGAGCATCTTGAAATGGACAAATGTTCTTTCAGGTGCTTCGATTACTGAAATCTGGGCTTCCTGTGGTTCTGCTTACGCTCTTCTTCTTGGTACTGTTGATTTTAACATTATCCGCGACAATGAAGCAGAGAATAAACAGGCTCTCTCGGAGGAAAAATGACCCTAACAACCTTTATGAATACTTACCTTGGTAAAAAAGTAGACTTTGATAAAAATGGAGAATTTCAGTGCGTCGATTTATTCCGTCAGTATGTAAAAGATGTTCTTGAATTACCACAAACTCCTGCTTTGGGTGCAAATGGCGGTGCAAAGGATATCTTTGATAAACACGGAGAACTTAAAGTAACTCCAGATTCAGCTCTTGCTGATTATACCCGTGGAGATATTCTTATCTGGGATAAATCAAAGACCAATAAATACGGGCACGTTGCCATTCTCGTTGCAATCTATAACACAAAGTATTTTATTGTTCTTGAACAGGACGGCTTTAAGCAGGACGGAGTAAAACTTGCTTTCCGTTCGCGTGAAAATCTCCGCGGCTGCCTGTGGAAGTAAATGCAAAAGTATCACTGTTATGAAAAAGGTACGGGGTATTATATCTGTACCCTCTACACATATACTGACGTATTGAACCTGCAGTTGTTTCTCAAAGAAAAAGGTACCGATTTATTCACAGAAGACCGTAAACTGTCTAAAAAAGAATCAAAAAAGACATTCGGTTTAAGGAAAAAGTAATTGTAATTTACTCTACTTCCTGGAGGTAAGAACTATGTACTCAATTCTTATCAAAAACGGAAACACTACTTACGTCTATGCAACAGACGAAACTACTGGAGAACCATTTGCTGGTTCTGCGGCAGACACCAAGACCAAGTTTATGGAGCTTCTCCAGAAGTACCCTATCAGCAAGCTTGTTGTAGTTCACAACACAGAAGTTACGAACGATATGACAATTACAGATGTTGAGTAGTGATAAAAGGCTGGGTTGTTCCCAGCCTTTTTAATTAAGAAAGTAATTTTTCTCACCTACACTTCAATTATGTTTTATTCAAAATACAGAAATGTAAAAACCACTGTTTTCGGAAAGACTTTTTCAAGTAAACACGAAGCAAAGAGGTATATGGAATTAAAAATTTTGCTTGATGCAGGCGAGATTTTTGATTTACGTATGCAGGTTTCTTATGAGCTTATTCCGTCATTTAAGCTGGATGGGGAAACATACAGAGGAATAAAGTATGTAGCAGACTTTGTGTACAAAGATAAAGATGGAAACGAAGTTGTAGAAGACGCCAAAGGAATGAGGACTGAAGTTTACAAACTCAAAAGAAAACTTATGGCTTATGTTCACAAAATAAAGATTAAGGAAGTTTAGATGGATATTCTTGAAGAAACACTTAAACATTACATAGATCTCGATATGTATGCGAATACGGTCATAGAAGAACTTATGGAAGAATATAACCTGTGCTATGACGAATGTATGCATATTCTTCTTTCTTCAGATTATTACAACACAAAACTGACCTACTCCAACGCCTACTCTGCAATTAAAGAATCAGTAAACAGCTTCTCTTCTAAACTCAACGACAGAATGGTAAAAGAAGCAGAATCTGTAAATAACGTTGAAACTGGTTTCTTAAAATCTGTCTACGACGGAATACTTACAGTAGGAGCTGTCTCTGCAGCAAAAACGCTTTTTACTCCTATTGATGGCCGCGACACTACAAAGATGTTTGTAGACAGAACCGCAAAAAACATTCTTCATTCTTATGACACATCTCTTCGCTCTGGATATATATTCGGACAGTCTTCTGCTGATATAAAAAACAATGTAGATAAAGCTTTGAAACAGACTGTAAGAGGTATGCAGAACGGTATTCAGACAGCCATTCCGTCTTATGCTAAATCTACAGACAGAATAGTATTTCTAAATAACAAAGTTGAAGTCGTATGGAACGCAACCTTAGACGGAAATACCTGTATAAACTGTGCGTCACTATCTGGAATGCGTTTCCGTTCTGTTTCTGAAGCTCCTGGCGTACAGCACGAAAGATGCAGATGTATTTTAACTCCGGCTTCTGTTGCAGAGGAAATTCCGACTTATGAAGAGTTTATAAATAAACTAAGCGAAGAAGATCAGCTTCATATTCTTGGAAAGAACCGTTTTAATTTGTGGAAAAACGGAGACATAACGCTTGATAAGTTTATAAACAACGGAGAAAAAGTTCTTCTTAAAGACCTGGAGTATTAAGTTCGTGATTATTCCACTGTAATATCTGCGTATGAAAATCTATATTGCAGGTAAAATAACAGGAGATAAGCATTACAAACGCAAGTTTCGTAGGGCTGAAAGAATACTCAAACGTAAGGGTCACAGCATAATGTCGCCTGCCGTTATGAACGATTATCCAGAGTTCAAGTGGTTCGATTATATGCAGGTTTGTTACGCAATGCAGAAGACCTGCAATGCGACTCTCCTTTTACCAGACTGGAGAGACAGTATCGGAGCTATGAAAGAATATGAGCACGCAAAAAAGCTGAGTCAAGCCATATTCTTTGACATAAAAGACGTACCTATGGTGAAGAAAAATGTTTAAGGCTTATTATACAGAAATCGACCCCACAGAAGAACAAAAGACTCAAATAAAAAAGACTATTGGTGTAAGTCGGTTTATTTATAATTTTTATTTAGCCAAAAACAAAGAAAATTATGATAAAGGTGAAAAATTTCTTACAGCTAGGTCATTCGTAAAATGGCTGAATAACGATTATTTGAAAAACAATCCAGAGTATAGCTGGATAAAAGACGTAAGTTCAAAATCTGTGATTAATGCTGCTATGAACGGAGAAGAAGCGTTTCGGTATTTTTTCAAAAAAAAGAGTTGTTATCCTAAATTGAAGAAAAAAAACAAATCAAATGTAAAGATGTATTTTGTAACAGCTGAAGCAA